CCTGCCCCCAAACCTTCCTCAGTAAAAATATTTAAAAGAACCAAACCAACAACATTATTATCTGAATCAGTTGTTCCTCCCATTGTTAAATATTCACCAGCACCAAAACTTGTAATGCACTGAACAAAAGTATCTTCAGCAGTTGAGTCAAAGGTCATATTATTAAATACAACAGGGATTACTGGGCTTGAAGCAAGCTCTGTGGCTAACCTAGCCTCTATTGTGGATCTAACAGTGTTTAAATCTGTAGCAGCCATTAAATACCCCTTTTAATTCTTTCATACTCTTTTCTGGCATATTGTTCAAGTTCTTTTCCAATAAGTTCTGGAAAACCAGCAACAGTTTTTTGTCTTGTACGATATTGACCACCCCATGATGGTGGTAAGTTTACACCAAAGCATACTGGCTCTGCATATAAAACATTATTGGTCACTGTACCTTCAAGTGGCTTTATATCTGTCTGCCAAGCTGCTCTTAATCTTCCAGTGTCAACAGGTGTTGCATTTTTTACCCTAAGTGTCCATTGCAAAGTGGTTGCAGCAACTAAATCCTCTACTGCCTCCCTCATTACATCATCAATTTGGTCAAGCCTTATTTTTCTTGCCATGTTTACCTCAAGATAAGATCAAAACTTACAGGTGTATTATTTTGCTCATTTGTAATTACTTGAACAATTTTAAATTCAACACTACTTATAACAACTCTATCTTTTGTTGTAGGGACAAATGTAAGATCACCAGCAGATATGGTAAGCAACTTATCCTGTGATTCAATCAAATCATTAACTTGATTTCTTGAAACTCCACTCAATGCACCTTTGATTGTTACTGTGCTTTCATTTGTAAAAAAAGTTCCAGAGGTCGGGTCATATGTACCATTAGTAAATCTTTTTATTGTCACATCACCACCAAGCTTTTTAAGTGAAGCACTGGCAGCTTTTTTTAGTGCATTAGCAAGACTCATAATGAATAAGCTATAACCTGACCACTTGCAAGAGTAATACTTGTTATGACTCCACAGACTTCAGATGATGCCTTCATTGTGATGCCATTGATAGTTGCAGAACCATTTTCAGTTATATTTTCAGCAACAAAAGTTGCCTCTGCGTCTGTAAGACAATGCACCTTACCAAATCTGCCTGTATGGGCAGCCGTATCGGTGATAATAATTGCAGCTGGATACTCATAGCCGTAACCCATTTTCATGACCTCTTGATTGATAAGTTTGCTCTTCCACCTATTCTAATACCCATTAAGTAGTGGTCAACGATTGGTGGAATACGATCAACCCCAACAGCTCCATAGAATCTAGGAGTTACATTTATATTACCAATACTTACAGCAGCAAAGTCTTCTAAGCCGCTTAGTTCCAGTCCGTTCCTGTTGTTGTTTAGATATACAGCCAAAATAACTTGTGCGTGTTTTACCCTGTCTGGGATTTCAGTATCAAGGTAATAATCAGCAACTAATCTATTTGGAAAACTTAATCCATACAAGTTAGTGTATGTGTCGGGCTTTCTCACTCCTGATCTAGGCCACTCTAAAGCTTGAGTATCAGATACCCTAGCTCCTAAAAACTTTTCTCGGTCAATTCTCTGGGCTGCTGTAAAAAGCGCGCGGTTTTTATTATCAGTCGAAGAATTATCCCAAGCTGCGGTGTCATCACTAAGAACAAGCCCTTCAATAAAAGAGTTTGCGTCAGAAAGACCTATATAAGTGTTTGCGTTAGCACCGCCAACAGTAGCATCAAGAGTTATCGCCATTGAGTTTTACCTTTTTGGGCTTAGATTTTGGTTTTGGCTTTTCTAGAGTTTGAGTGAGTGAAGCTGCCTTTTGAGCAGCCTCATTTCTCTCCCTCATA